GCAACGAGGGTTGCCGCTTAGCGGCCTATCTCGACCCGGTGAACATCTGGACGATCGGCTATGGCGACACCGGCGCGCATGTTTTTAGGGGCTGCACGATTACCCAGACCGAGGCCGAGCGGCTCCTGGCTGAGCGGTTGCTGCGGGAGTTCGAGCCGGGAGTGCAGCGGGCCATCGGCGACGCGCCAACCAGCGAGAACCAGTTCGCCGCGATGGTGTCGCTCGCTTACAACGTAGGGGTTGGGGCTTTTGCTAAATCGAGCGTGGCACGCCATCACCGGGTCGGCGAGTACGCCAAGGCCGCCAGCTCATTCCACTTGTGGAACAAGGCCGGTGGCAAAGTATTGGCCGGGTTGGTTCGCCGACGCGCCGAGGAAGCCGATTTGTATCAGGCAGAAGAGGATGGCTGATCGGCACAGCTTGCTGGTCGATTTTTTACTGTGGATTTTAACCTTGGTGCTGCTACTGGGCTCGTTCGTCTACTATTTTACGCCGTAGTTCCTATAGGAGTTGTAGGTATGAAATCTATGCCTGAAGCCCCGGCTGCGACCCACAAGTCGCTGAAGACCGAGCACCTCGGCAATATCACCGGTCGTCGAACTCCCGGTCTGACGACAGTTGGTGGTGGCGACCAGCTCGCGCACTCGCTTAGCCACTACGGCAAGGATGGCCCGCAGATCCTCGGCGATCCCTGGGGAGTGACTGGGTTCCCGCGTCCAAGCACCTTCCCGACGAGGCGTGCTCGGTGAGCCTGAACCTTGGATCACAGGGCGTTAACGCCTGCGCCAATCTGGGTAGCCAAGGTGACTTTGTGGCGCTGCGCCTCGCTCTCCTGGAGCAGGTGCGGACCCAGATGAACCAGGCCCTCGATATCGAGGCGGCGCGGCGGGACGACGCCATCGGCTACGCGCGGGCATTACGGGATTTGTGGTTGGCGCTGGAGGCAGCGGCAACCGGGCAGAAGATCAACGCGGTGCCAAAGCCTGCGCCGGCAGGGGTAGGCAATGTCCGATAATTCTGAATACGCCGCTCCGGTGCCGCGCGCCGTGCGCGAGCAGGCGGAGCGTGCGGAGCAACTGGCACGCGAGCTGGGTTCAGCCAACGTGGCAGACGCCCCTGATGAGGGGCGAGAGCAGGGTGGGGACGGGACGCCCTCGTCCCCACCGGAGCACCAGGAACCCGATGACCAGCGCGCTCCGGTGCGTGAGCCCGAGGACGAGAGCTGGCGGCAGCGGTTTAATACTCTCCAGGGCAAATACGACAACGAGGTGCCGCAGCTCTACGGCCAGATCCGCAATCTGACGAACCTGATCACCTCGATGCAAAACGCGGCGCCACCGCCGCAGCCTCCACCGCCACCCCCGGTTGCTCCCCAGATTACCGACGAGGACCGCGAGATGTGGGGGGACGACCTCCCCAACGCGGTGTCGCGCTGGGTGGGCAATCCCCAGGACGATCGTATCCGCTCACTGGAAGCTCAGGTGCAATACCTGGCCGGCGGCCAGCAGCGCGTCGATACTTCTCTCACCCAACAATCGGTGATGAGCCAGCTTGATATGGACCCCGACCTGACCGGTCGATGGCGCCAACTCAATGATGCTCCGGCTTTCCTCTCATGGTTGTCGGAGCTTGACCAATTCTCGGCGCGGCCTCGGATCGAGCTGCTCCGTGAAGCCTACGCCCAGGGCGATGCCAATCGCACTGGACGCTTTTTTAAATCGTATCTCGCAGAGCATACCGCTCCGCCAGGTTCAAGAGCACCAGCCCATACCCAGCTAAATGGCTCGGCGGGACGGATGCGGCTTGAAGAACTGGCTGCACCCGGCCGCGCGGCGGCTTCAGGTACAAACGGCGGCGCTTCCCCGGAGAGACGCATGTGGACGAACCGAGAAATCGGCGCGTTCTATCGGGATGTGCAGCGCGGAGTGTACCGGACTCGACAAGCCGATAAAGACCGCATCGAGGCGGATATCCTAGCTGCTGCTTCCGAAGGACGCGTCACACAGTAACGCGCTTCGAGGAGTAACAACTAATGCCTATTACCCAAGGTACCCCCTACTCGGGGTCCGCGGCCAGCCCCGCTTATAGCGGCGCGGCGGCGGGCGGAGTATTCGTCCCAGAGATCTGGTCAGGTAAACTAATAGAAAAGTTTTACTCGGCCACTGTACTGTCCGCCATTAGTAACACAGATTACGAAGGCGAGATACAGAATAAAGGTGACAAGGTAAAGATCCGTACCAAGCCGACTATCACTATCAAGGACTATCAGCTTGACATGGCGTTGACTGTTGACAGGCCGTCGTCTTCGACGGTAGAGTTGACGATCGACTATGCCAAGTATTTTAATCTGGTCCTCGATGACGTGATGGAGCGTCAGGCTGATATGAACCTGCTCTCCATGTGGGCCGACGACGCCAGTATCCTTAACTAATTTGCTGGCTTTAAATCAGGTCTGAATAACTGGAACCAATAGGAACCAGAGGGAAGCGAGAGAGTGCAGCTCCCGAGTGACAAATACTTAGCGGGTTTCCTAGATGGCGACGGGTCGTTGACCCTTGCTCAGGGAAAATATCTGTGGCTGGAAATGTACCAAAAACAGTCCTGCGATGGCGTCATCGAGCTGGCTCGGCAAGTGCTGTTTCCGCAAGGGCGACTGCACACAAAGGTCGGATATCGGCGCGGTACGCGCACGGTAGCTACTCGGTTGAATATCACCGGCCAAAAAGCAGTCGATCAGGCGTGCCGGCTCAAGCCTTATCTCGTGGTCAAACGTGCACGACTCAACCGTTTCTTGTGTGAACTTGGGTTCACCGAGCGGGTGGGGACCGACAGCACACCAGTCCACCCATCGCGTAAATGGCTCGCGGGCTATTTTGATGCTGATGGTTGTATCTCTGCTTGTGTAGCAAATGGCGGCGGATCGGCATCGTTGTCATTCTCTATCGATACCGTAGTCGATGAGCAGGAAGGATTGGAACTCGTACAGAAGGCGTATGGGGGTAGGATCTACCTTCGTGGCGCTAAGGGTGCGCGGTGGGAGATGAAAGCTGATGCTGCTAAGGCTAAGGCCTTTTTGACTCCATTCGCTAAGCATCTTATTCTAAAACGAGAGCAAGCGTATTTTGTACTAGGCTGTGCTGCTATGGGACATTTCCGTGACGGCCAGACTATTGTTGATACGCTTCAGACCATGAAGTCGCACCCGCACAGACTGAGTGACCTGACGGCTGAAGTAGACGTGTCGAGCTATCTGGCAAGGGTATGTGACTTGCAACCTGAACCGGGACGCCGGTACCGCCACGCAGACGGGCAAGTATGCTCGGACTGTACTAAGACGGATCGGCAGTTATACGCTAAAGGGCTCTGTAAGCCTTGTTGGCAGCTAGCTCGCTATTATGCCTCACGGCATTACACGCATCGGTCGAAGCGACAGTCGGAGTCTGCAACCGCGCAGACTGGGAACAACTTAAGATCACTATCGATACCGGCGTCCTCGCGTTGATCGACGCCGGCATCGACGCCAACAACAAGGGATTAACTGCGGGGCGCATCTCGGATATGAACCTGGGAGCAACCGGGGCGCCATTTGCACTGACCGCGACCAATATCCTCGACGCCATCGTCGATATGGGAACTGTGTTGGACGAGCAGAATATCCCGGAAACAGGGAGGTGGCTGGTGGTCCCGCCATGGGTCGCCGGGCTCATCAAAAAGTCGGATATGCGAAATGCCTCGATTAGCGGTGATGGCGTGTCGTTGCTGCGTAACGGACGCCTCGGCATGCTCGATCGTTTTACGCTCTACTCTTCAAATCTGCTGCCGACGGCAACAGAAGGCTCGGCCACGGCGACTCGCATTTTTGGCGGGCACCCGCACGGGCTGACTTTTGCCAGTCAGATCAGCAAGGTGGAGACGCTGCGCTCGGAGTCGACCTTTGGCACGCTGCTCCGCGGCCTTCAGGTCTACGGGGCGAAGGTGCTGGACGGCATCGCGATCACCGAGCTATACGCTGTGCGCGGGTAACTATAGGTTTTATAGGCAACCCAGATGCTGACGACGCAGCCCACCATCGGGCGGATGCTGTTGGACGCTCGGGCGATCCTCAACGATGTCGTGCCGATCACTGGATCGACACGGTACTCGGATGAGGATCTGATCCAGGCGTTCAACAGCGCCCTCTCCGAGGTTCGCGCGAAGCGCCCTGATGCGTTTCTCGCGACCGGGCTGCGCGTCGGCGTCCCGCAGTTTGTCATGCCGGGCGATCAGGCCGAGATATTCCCGCTCGACCAAATCTTCTATCCGCTCTGTGTCAACTATATCGTCGGTAAGTCAGAATTGCGAGAGGATGAGTTTGCTGCGGAGGGCCGAGCCGTGGCGATGCTCAATAAATTTGTGACCGGGCTCTTACAGGTGGCAAGTTGATGCCCCTACCTGCTTATGACGAACAGAATTACCTGGGCGAAGACCCAGGACTTACGCGTGTCTACGATAACATCCAGGGGACGGTTCCCGGTGTCTTGCTGCCGGCGGTAAAGCTGGCAGTGTGGAATGCCATTGAGGAATTTTATTGGCGATCGACCTGGCGGCGCGAGCTATTGAACTGGTGCATGCCGGACCATGTTATTTGTGTCGATTTTAATCCGTTTGACGGGAACTGGCTGGTTGCCTGGATACTCGATGTTTATGCGTACGGACAATACACCGTGCGCCCCCCATCGATAATTGTCGATGTCGGTACACCGCCGAGCAGCGGTGTGCGCCAGGGCATGGCTTTGGTGGCGTTGAAACCGGTCAGCCTCGATGCAGAGTTTGACCCGCAGCTCTTTATGAATTGGTTTGAAACCATCCTCGACGGCTCGCTGTATCGACTCTATCTACAGCCGGCAAAGCCATACTCTAGCCCGCAGCTCGCCTCGGCGCACGCACGCCAGTTCCGGGTTGGTTGCCAGCGAGCACGAGCTACCGCCCAGAAGCAATACACCAACGGTCCAGGCCGATGGACGTTTGGTTACTTCGCCGGTGGGAGGCGAAAGAATTGAATAACTCATCACCATGTGGTTTGATAACCTTTGAGGTTACTGAACGTCTCGGACCAGTTGGTACTGTTGCCAAGTTGCCGATTGACTTTCGCGAAGCGGCTTTTGATTTTACTTGCTGGCTTGGACCAGGTGAGTTTGTTACTTCTCTTGAGCAACATGGTATTGTAGCTAGCCCTACGATACCGGAAGTTACGTGCGTAGATTCCGGCGCGGGTTCGCCAGGTTCGCTAAACCCCTGCTTTGGTTCGTGGTCAATAGCCTTTGACTGTAATTGTCCAACTGCTGTAACACCGGTACCGGACCCGGTGCCGCCGGGCAGTGACACTAACCCATTAGAGATACTACGAGCGTCCCCCATAAGCGCGGGTATGAAGGGGGTGGTGCTGATCGGGCAGGGCACGGCTGGATTGACTTATGGGGTAAGTTTTTTAGCGGTTGTGTCGCCGACTCAACGTCGTAAGGCAGTGGATCTCCTGGTCTGTGTGGGAACGCCGATGGTCGAAATAATGTTGCCGACGCCGCCGCCACCCTTGGACTATCAGTTTCTCACGGGAAGTGCAACGTTACCTATTGGTAGCCACGGGTCAATCTTTGTTAATAATACAACAGGCGGTATCACAATAACGCTGCCGGCATCGCCGACTGTCAATCAAAATCTCGTTGTAAAAGATATTGCCGGTAATGCTGCTACGTATCCTATAGTGATCCAGGCTACTGGGTATGATATAGACGGTATGCCTGGATTAACGATTAATACTAACTATTCTTGGGCCGAGGTTGTATTCACCGGTACGCAATGGATGCAGATATCATGAGTAAATTGTTGGCGTTTATTTTTGGCAGTCTGTTATGTACGGCTGCCCAGGCGCAGCAGGTGACGCATCCGGTTGGTGGGCCTGCTGCATCGATTATGAATGAGATTACGTCGTGGAACAACGCCACTGGTAATTTATTGCGGCATGGTCCCGCTAAGATAACAGATAGTAAAACGGGGGCAATTGGCGTATTTGGCTCGACGCTTTCTGCTGCGTCCAGTGCAGCAAGTACAGCCCAGTCTATTTATCAAATGACGACCCCGGCTGCGGCGACGATCTATAGTACCCTTGAGGGGGTTACGATTCTGCCGCCAGGATCAAACAGTGAAGGTGTCAACGGGATTGGTACATTCGTTCTTAACAACAATCCGGCTGGAGCGCCGGGTCTAGCAGGCAATGGCGTTGGTTTATTCTCGGTGGGCATCGCAGCCGTTAATGATGCGCATACCTGGGGGCTTAACACGCTATTGCAGGATAGCACGTCACCAGTAGTGAGCGGCGGCACTGGACGCGAGTTGTGGAATGAGCTTGATTTTAATGTTACCAGCACGAGTACGGTAGTAAGAGGGTTGGTTCTAACAGGTGCAAGTTTAGCGGAACCAACATTGTCACTTGGAGTTGAAATACGACCGTTGGGGGTCGGCAAGCGCTGGTCGGCGGCTTTTGTTTCACAGAATGGGGCAGCGGTAGCTGGCTTGACGCTGGGCACGCAAATAGCGTCTGCCCCGAACTCTCCTAGTCAACTGTTGATGTTCAATTGGACCTCTAGTGCTGGCACTAGCTTTAATCACAACATACATTCTGAGGTTGGAGATTTAATCATAGACTCAACTGGCATCCCAGCGACGGGTAATCTTATTTTGAAGAAGGGGGGATACAAGACAGTTGATAACGGGGCGCCTGCTGGATTGGTGTTAGGGACGACCGGTGCAACGGGGTCTGCGAGCACTAGCCAAGAGATTCTCTTTACTTGGACTAATTCTGGAGGCGCTGCGTTCACGATGGGGTTGCAAGCAGGCACTGACGGTCTGTTGCATGTATTGACGAACGGTGGCCCGACTACTGGTGGCATTGATCTCCCGGTTGGCGCCAAATACAGCATAAATGGCGTGGTGGGGGTAACGTGTTCTGGGACACCAACAGCAGCATACACTAGCGTTGGCGGGATTGTAACACAGTGCTGAGGTGGCTTGTATTTGTTTTGATAATGATCCCCGCCGTTGCCTGGTCACAGGATAAGCCAGCGCCGTCTCAGGTACGTAGTATTTTTTTGGTATACCAGCAATTGGGCTTGTCGATAGAGGCATTAGTTTTGTATTACGAAGCGCGAATTACCGAGCTTGAACGTAAATGCGGTGAAGCGTGTAAGTAGAAGGGACAGTGAGATGCACGGTACATACGACGATAAGAGTAAAGGCGGCGGAGCGGTCAATCCCAGCTCGAAGGGGTCTAGCCCGCAGAATTTGTCGGGTACCCCTGGCAAGTCAATGCCGCAGGGGCCGATCCCAGGACCGTCCAACCCCGGTCAGCCGGTGGCGATGAAGAAGGCGCTGGCGAAGAAGAGTACGCCTAACAAGGGCCGGAACAGTCCTGGGCGGTATTGACATGGACAAAGAAGGCTATTTTTGGGCTGAAACGGTTCTGTTGCTTGGGTTGGTGTTGCTGTTGTTGGCAGTGACGAGTGCTGCCTGGGCGCAGAGCCCGCCTACTGGCTACGCGTCGCTGAACCAGGCGATCTCGGCCCGTGCGGTTACTAAGAGCGATGCAACGCTCCTACCGGGGACGCGGGGTTTGTATGTTGGCGATGCGACGCCGTGCAATCTCGCTCTAGTGTTTAAAGCTGATAACGCTACGGGGGCCGGTGTAGCGGTGACAGTCAGCAATGTTCAACCTGGGTCGTTGCTGCCGTTTCAGGTGGCTAAAGTTATGAGTACAAACACGACATGCAGCTCGGTCCTCGCGCTCTACTAGGGGCGGCCCTGCTCGGGCTTCTCGCTGCGCCATCGCTGGCGCAGGGACTCGGGCTTGGCTTTGGCGTTTCCGATATGGCGGTAGGAGGTGGACCGACTGTGGCGCCGCCATCCCCCGTGGCGCCGCCGTTGGATGGATTAACGGCGGCGACCTCGGCATATGGTTTCCGTAAATTATGGGCGGCATATGCCGGCCCAGCGGTAAAATTGCGGCGGGCCAGCGATAGCGCCACGCAGGATATCGGGTTCGCCGGCGACAATTTTAACGTAGCGGCAGCCGCCGGTTTTTGCAGTGCGACGAGCTGCTTTCTCGACACTTGGTATGATCAGGTCGCCACCCGGAACCTGGTGCAGGCGACGGCGGGGACGCAGCCGGCCTACGTGGCAGATTGCGGTGCCACCAGGCCGTGTGCCCGGACCACGGTAGGGCATCAGATGGCCTCGGCGGCGACCATGACGCCGGCCACCGGGGTGGTGACGTTGAACGCGATGACGCGGCGGACTGCGGGTACTGCGGCCTGCACTTGGTTGCG